TTGTCATTTCATCAAAGAAAGAAAGTGAATCCGTTGATTGAGTTGTAGTTTCTTCCTCTTCTTCTGAAGAATCTACTTCTGGGGTAGGAGGTGTATCGTCTAAATCCTGTAAAGTAGAATCTTGATCTAATTCTCTAGGTTTAGGAACCGAAGCTGGTTCTGGTTGTTTAACTTCTGGTAGAGGTGGATCTACTAAAGATGTTAAGGGGTCTGTAGGTGTTTCTATTTCTGATTCATAGGACTGAAAATTAGTAGAGGCTACAACTAATGAAGATATTCTTTGATTAGAAGTCATATAAATAGAAGAATCATCTCTATTAATATCCTCTATAGTAGGAACCCATCCTTTTTCATTTAATTCACTTGATTGTCCGTTTCTGATAATTGTAATAGGGGTACCTATAGGTTCGTCTCCCTGAGACCAGTCATTTATATTTGTTTCTGATAGTACATCATTTTTAACAGTAGCACCAAATCTAATAGAATTACCATATCTACCCTCTATAATATGA